TGTCTGCCGCAGGCTGAGACAAGCTCAAACCGGCATGACTTTCGCCGCCTTGATCAGAAGCTCAACAACCGATCGCGTGCTGTGCAACGTGCGCCGGAGGTGTTTGATAGCTCGTCCATCACTTTGGTGACGCGCCTTGCCGCCGGCATGGAGAGTTTGACCGCGCCGCAGGCTGAAAAGTGGCACGGATTGGACGTTGATGATCCGTTTGGTGCCGCTTTGGTTGATGCCGACGAGGAATGGCTCGAACGGGTTCGTGATTATCAGTTCACGGCACGCTATGACCCGCGCTCAGGTTTCCAAACAGCGTTTCAGAGTTCGCTACGTCGCCAGATCGCTTTTGGCACAGCCATTGTTGAAACCGAAGAGGCGTTCGGCGCTGCGAACCAAAGCGGCGTTGCCGTGCCGGTCTACTATCGGCACATCCCGCTTGCGCAATGCTACCTGGCAACCAACGCACAAGGCGTAACAGATACCAATTTTCGTCGCTTTTCGATGACGGCACGCCAATTGGTTGAAAAGTTCGGCGCGGATAAGGTGTCGGAAAAGGTCAAGGCCGCTGCTGAGGATGAAAAGCGGCGCGATGAGCCCGTTGATCTGCTGCATGCCACGATGCCGCGAGCTGAGGCGGGATCCTCGCGCGGCAGCAATCGCAACAGTCCTTTTGCCACGTACTGGCTTGAGGTCGATACCAAGCACCTGATCACCGATGGCGGGTTCTTCGAGTTCCCCTATCACGTGTTTTACTGGGAGCAGCGCGACGACAGCGCCTATGGCGAAAGCCCTGTCATGCAGGCTCTTGCCGATATTCGTCGTTTTCAGAACATGTCCAAGCACGGCTTGCGTGCTTTCCAGCAATGGACCGATCCGCCGCTAGCAACGGTTGCCGATGGCCAGATGAAGCGGCCTAATCTCAATCCGCGCGCTCTGAATCCCGGTGCGTTGGATGAGCGTGGTGAGTTTCGTGTTCGCCCGTTGGTGACGGCGCAGCGGCCCGACTTCGCTCTTGAGATATTGAATGCGCAGAAAGAGAACCTGCGCGAGAGCCTCTACATCAATCTGTTCCAGGCGATGATCGATCGGCCTGACAGCACCGCGACGGCGGCGATGATCCGCGCAGACGAAAAAGCGCAGTTGCTCGGCCCAGCGGGCGCGAAGATTCACGGTGCGCTTGCCTCAATGATCGAGCGTGAGTTTGCCATCATGACCCGCAAGGGTGCGTTTGAAACTGGCAGTCGCCTTGCGCCGCCTGAGACGCTTCAAGATCGCGAAATCAAGGTGAAGTTCACCTCGCCGCTCGATCGTATGCGCCGATCCAATGAGGTGCTGGGCATTCAGCAGACGCTAGAGATGGCCGGCGCGCTGGCGCAGCTTAAGGGCAGTCCTGCTGTGCTGGATCGCATCGATGAAGAGAAGGCTCTCGACATTACCCGCGAGGTGGTTGGCGCGCCTGCTGGCATGATGCGCGACGATGAAAGCGTTGAGAGAATTCGCGCCAATCGTGCTGACCAGCAACAGATGGTGGCTGCACAGCAAGCCATGCAATTGGTTCAAGGCACATCGCAATCAGCTTCGGCGGCAAGCCAAGCTATGAGTGATGTGAGCCAGGCCGCGAACGAAAACCCTGAGATGGCTGAGATGCTGGCCGAAGCGGCGGCAGCAGCCGGATAGCATGCAGAGCCTCGCGAGCTTGTTTGAACCTGGCAAACGCCGCCGGGCAGCGGCGCAGTTGCGTCTGGCGCAGGCCTATCAAGCCACGTTCACCGGCAACGCCACCAGCGAAGACGCTGAGATGGTCTTGGCCGATCTGACCAATGTTTCGGGCTTCTACGCCGTTGAGGACGCCAACGTCTCAGCGACAGCCCGCGCTTTTGCTGACGGACGGCGCGACTTGATGCGTCGCATCTTGTCCATGTCAGTGCACACGCCGGAGCAGCGCCAAGCGCTGTTTAAGGCAGTTCAGGCCGAAGAAGAGGCCGACAACCAAGAGGGATACACATGACCGATTCAACCGCGAATGGGCCGGAAGCCACTGCAACTGCTGATGCAGCAGCCGCAGCGACAACCGACAACCGCGCCGGTGAAACCTCCACCACGCTTAATGGGTCTGGTGATGGTGGAGGCGACTGGCTGGCTGGCCTTTCCGAAGACAACCGCAGCTTGGTCGAAGCGAAGAAGTGGGGTGACAAAGGCCCTGATGCCGTTCTGAACGGTTATCGGGAGTTAGAAGCTCACGCATCGAAGGCCCTTGTTCCACCCAGTGAAGATGCAAAGCCAGAAGATTGGGATGCGTTTTACAGCAAGTTGGGCCGTCCTGAGACGCCAGATGGGTATGAGTTCAAGCTCCCCGAAGGCGTTCCCGAGGACATGCCCTACGATGATACGCTGAAAACGGAATTCCAAACGTGGGCGCATGAGGCTGGGCTGACGCCGAAGCAGGCCGCGATGATGCACGACAAGTATGTGCAGCAGGCCGGTCAACAATACTCCACCGCCGTCGAGGACACGGCCACCAAGGTCACCGGTGCGCATGATGAGCTGATCAAGGCTTGGGGTGATCCCGGCTCTGAGAAGTATCAGCGCAACGTTGAGTTGGCGGATCGTGCCATTCGGCAGCTAGGTGGAGAGGAACTTCGCAACGAATTGAAGCAGTTTGGCTTCATGACGGACAAAGGCGAAGTGGCGTCAGCCAAGATCACTCAGATGCTCGCGACCATTGGTGAGCAGCTTTACGCCGAGGATGCTGTCTATGCCGGTCCAACCGCGACGGAGAACCCCTTCGCAGACGGCAAGCAGAACCTCACGGAGCAAGGCAAGATCGTTCGCAGCGACCCGAAACGCGCCAAGGCACTCATTCAGGCGGCAGGCAAGAATCCTGCGCTCTACGGCCTTTAGCGCTTTTTCGTAAGGAGCAATCCAAATGGCGACTACGCGCCTCTCTGATGTCATCGTGCCGGAGGTTTTCTTCCCGTACATGATGACCGAAACGATGGAGAAGACTGCGTTTTTCCAGTCTGGCATCATCAAGGAAGACCCTGCCTTGCAGGCTTTCATCGCAGGCGGCGGTCAAACGACCAACGTTCCCTCGTTCTCTGACCTGTCTGACGCAACCGAAGCCGGCATTGGTTCGGATGATCCGGCGGTTAAGAGCACACCGGATAAGATCGGTTCGTTCAAACAGATCGGCATTCGCAATATCCGCACCAAATCTTGGTCTGATATGGACCTGGTGCGCGAGATGATTGGCGAAAACCCGATGCAGGCCATCGCCAGTCGCGTTGCGCCGTGGTGGGGCCGGTCGTTCCAGCGGTATCTGATCTCGTCTATGCGCGGCATCATTGCGGACAACGTGGCCAACGACAGCAACGATATGGTTGTCGATATCGGCACAGATGGCGCTGGGGCGATAACTGCTGCTGAGCTTATCTCTGCCGAGGCCATCATTGATGCGCAGGGCACGATGGGCGATGCGGCGGATTCGCTGAGTGCGATTGCGATGCACTCGGTGGTCTATAACCGGCTTCTGAAAGAAGACTTGATCGACTTTATCCCCGACAGTCAGGGCAAAGTGCAGTTCCCGACTTATCTGGGCTATCGGGTCATCAAGGATGACAGCATGCCAGCCGTGGCCGGCACAAACCGCGTCAAATACCACACCTATCTGTTTGCAGAGGGTGCGGTGTCTTATGCGGAATCGCCGGTGGCTGTGCCTGTGGAGCCGGATCGCAATCCTGATGCCGGTAACGGCACTGGTCAGGAGATTCTGTACACCCGTCGCCAGTTCATCCTGCACCCGCAGGGCTTTTCGTTCACGGCTGCCGGCACGATTGCCGGTCAGTTCCCGACGAACGCCGAGCTTGAGGCGGCTGGTAGCTGGGATCGCGTCTATCCAGAGCGCAAACAGGTGCCGATTGCTGTGCTGATTACCAACGGCTAACGCCGCTGGCAGCATCGACTGAAACGAAGGGCGTCCGGCAACGGGCGTCCTTTTTTCATTGGAGAGAACAATGACCGACGAAACCAACGAACCTGATGCGCAGGCAAAGCCCCCTGAGGCAGCCAAGCCGAACGATGCCCCGACTGGTGATCAGGCCGAAGGTGCTGGCAACGCCCAACCTGCTGCTGCGACCAAGCCCAAAGCCAAGCGTGCGCGCAAGGCAAAGCCCCCTGAGGCAGCCAAGCCGAACGCAAAGGGGCCGCTGAAAGGCGTCGTTCCTGGCGAAAAGCCACCTCTCAATGTGCTGCACACCATGGCGGTGGAAACTTCGCGCGCCCTGGCCAAAGAGAACAACGGCAATGCACGTCAGAGGGCGGCGCGTCGTCGCCGGGCTAAGGCAGTCTGATGGCGCTCACCAACGTTCAGATCGCAGCGATTTACAACGCGCGTAAGCGTCGCCGTCGCCGTCGCAAAACATCGTAGGGCTTCCCCATGTCATCTCCGGCTTATGTCGTGAACCTTGCGTTCGACCGCATTGGTGAGCGCACTATTGTGAGCCTCGATGATCCTGGCCCAATCGTTGCGCGCGCAAAGGCGCAGTATTCGCATCAGCGCGATCTGCTCTTGCGTGCGCAGCCTTGGCGCTTTGCCATGGCCCGCGCAGAACTGGCAGCGCTGAGCGATGCGCCCACCTTTGGATGGGATCGAGCGTTTGAGCGCCCCAGTAACGCGCTGCGCGTCATGCCGCTGACAACCAATGGCGAATATGACGGATTACCGGTCGAGCATCGCTTTGAAGGCACTCAAATCCTCACCAATGCGACCGCGCCTCTCAAAATTCGCTACGTGCAGCGCGATGTTCCTGAGACCAAGTTCGATCCGCTGTTCACTGAGCTTTTGGCAATCAACATTGCGCTTCAGCTTTCCTACCGGCTGACAAACAAGCGCTCGCTGGTCGCGGAGTTACGTCAGGAAGCGCGCGAACTCAGTGCGGGCTTTTTCATCCTTGATGCCATCGAGGGCTCGCACAAGTACGCGCAAGGCGATGAAGTCCTGCAAGCGGGTTACGCGCTGTGAGCATCTTCCTGCAGCAAGCCACGTTTGCACGAGGCGAGATTTCGCCACGTCTGCACTCGCGATCGGACATTGATCACTGGGCGATGTCGCTCAAAAAGTGCGCCAACTATTTCGTCATGCGCCAAGGCGGTTTGCAAAAACGCACCGGCACCATCTTTGCCGCTGAGGTCAAGGATTCAAGCAAAACCACGAGAATTATTCCTTATGTCTTCAACGTGGAGCAGGCCTACGTGTTGGAGATGGGCGATCTCTATGTGCGCTACTACGCCAATGGTGGGCAGGTCTTAAATGCCAGCACGCCGGTTGAGACTGCTTTGCCGTATACTGAAGCGCAGTTGTTCGACGTGCAGTATGCGCAGTCGGCGGATACGGCTTATTTCGTGCATGGCCTGCACGTTCAAGCTACGCTGAAGCGAACGGGTGCGGCCACGTTCACCTATGCCAGCATGACCTTTACTGACGCGCCCGACCAATGGGGCGCAGACAACTATCCAACCACCGTTGCGTTCTTCAATGAGCGTCTTGCATTTGCTGCGACACCGAATGAACCGCAGACGATTTGGTTGTCCAAAGCGGGCATTTTGACCGATCACGGAATCTCGGCGCCGCTCGTGGCTGATGATGCGATTGAGGTGACGATCCTTGCTGGTGAGGTCAACGCGGTGCAGTGGATGGCTGAAGGCCAAGACTTGCTGATTGGCACAAACGGAGCGGCGCGCACGCTAGGACCGTCTGATCGCGGCACGGTTTTTTCGGCCATCAACATTCGCCAAAAGCGTCATTCTCGCAAAGGCGCGACCAACATTCAGCCCATTCAGATCGGCAATGTGGCGCTCTATGTGTCGCGCTATGGTGATCGCATCCACGAATACCTCTATTCGTTTGAGGCCGATGGATATGTGGCGCCAGAGCTTACGGTGCTGTCTGAGCACATTTTGCGCATCGGCGTTGTCGATTGGGCTTATGCGCAAGACCCAGAATCCATTGTTTGGATCGTGCTTGCAGATGGCCAGGTTGCGGCGTTGACCTATGATCGTGAGCAGCAAATTGTTGGCATCACGCGCCACCAGTTAGGCGGCGACGGTATTGCTGAGAGCGTCGCAGTCATTCCGGGCGATGAGGCCGATCAGGTTTGGTTCATCGTAAGACGGACCATCAACGGGCAAACCAAGCGCTATATTGAATACCTCGCGCCCCAGCATGAGCCGGGCGATCCAATCGAAGATGCGCACTATGTGGATTGCGGCTTGATCTACGAAGGTGCAGCGACTTCCGGCGTATCCGGTCTTGACCACTTGGAAGGTGAGACAGTCACGATCTTGGCCGATGGGGCGGTGTTGCCACCGCAAGTCGTGTCCGGTGGCGCAATCACGCTGCCGGACGGTCGCACGGCTTCCAAAATTCATGTCGGCCTTGGTTTCAATGCTGAGGGCCAAACACTTCCGGTTGCGGTCAGCCGCGGTGATGGTTCTGGGCTTGGCCGGCCTAAGCGCGTCGCAGGTTGCCTGGTTGATGTGCTGGATTCCGCGCCTCTGAAGGTAGCTGGGCCAGGCGGCGATTGGGAGCAGACGCACCGTCGCTCTGCCGGCGATCCAATGGGCTCGCCACCACCACTCAAGACCGGCTTTGCAGAATTGTCGGTGGATTCCTCGTGGGAGGAAAGCGGCGAGATCAGCTTTTTGAGCGATACACCGCTGCCTTCTGTCATCCGATCGATCACGCTTAATTTGGAGACTACACCGTAATGTGTGGACCGGCTCTTGGCATTCTCGGCGCCGTTGTATCGGCTGCCGGATCGCTGTTCTCGGGCATGATGCAAGCCCAAGCGTACAAGGCGCAGGCGGCACAGCATGAGCGCCAGGCACAAATTGAACGAGACCGCGGCATTTTTGAAAGCCAGCGCGAGCGCGAGCGACACCGCCGCGTCGCAGGCGAGCAACGAGCGGCTTATCTGGCATCGGGTATTGCGCTTGAGGGCACGCCAACAGATGTGATCATCGACTCCGGGCAAGAAAACGAAATCGACATTCAAACCATCAAATATGGCGCGCAAATCCGGGAGGATAACGAGCGTTTCTCAGCTCAGATGGCGCGCATGAACGCAGGCCACGCCATGGCCGGTGGGGCCATCGGGGCGCTTTCGCCTCTGATTGGTGGTTTTCGCTCGTTGGGCGGCACGCAGTTGGGGTCTAGGTACGCTTGATGCGCATTCCAACAACGGAATCACGGCGTGGCCTCGACACAGGGCGCGGCTCTATGCGCACACCGCGCATCAACGATTCCGTGGGCTCTGCGCTGCGCTCGGTTGGATCGCAGTTGTCCGCCTTAGGCGAGCATTATGCGCGCCAGCAGGAGGCAACGGAAGCTTTGCAGGCGCGGCAAGGGTTCCTGGAATTGCAGAACACGCTGCAACAGGACTACCGCACAACGATGGAGCAGGCGCCCGAAACCGGTGCGGGGGTCTATGACAGTTGGTTTTCGCAGGATGAGACCAATCCCGGCCTATTCAATCGTCGCGCCGAAGAATTCATTGCCTCACTTCCTGAAAGTCAGCAGGACGAATATCGCATGCGGCTCACCCAGCTTGGTGGGGAGTATGATGATACCGTTGCGCGTGACGAGCTGCGCCTGCGTCAGGCGTTTGCAGGCAACGTCATCGAGCAGCAGGTTGAGGCATCAGCCGTTGCGATTGGCCAGAACCCTGAACTGTTGGACGCTCATGTCGGTGAAGTTGCGAGCCTGATTTCTCAGTCTGGTCTAAGCCGTTCGCAGGCCATGCCGATCATGCGGGCTGCTGAGCAGCAGCTTGCGCTTGCCGCCGCGCAGGCCGGTGTTCAACAAGACCCCGAAGCGTGGGAAGGCCGCATTGAGCGCCATTTGCAATCCCTGGCGTCGGGGCAAGGCGGGTCGAATGAGCAGCAGCTTGTTGGTGCTGCTCTGCAAGTGGAGGCTGAATTTGGCATTCCGGCTCAAGACCTTTTGTCGATCATGTCATTTGAGACGGCAGGCACTCTTGATCCTTGGCAGCGCGGTCCAACAACACAATGGGGCCAGCATCGCGGCTTGATCCAGTGGGGTGAACCACAGCGCCGACAATATGGTGTTAGTCAGACGAGCACCATTCAAGAACAGGTGGCGGCAGCAGCGCGCTATCTCATGGATCGCGGCTACCAGCCCGGCATGCGCCTTGAAAACATGTATGCAGCCGTGCTGGCGGGTGATGCCAATCGAACCGGCGTTGGCGATCTCCACAATGGTGGCGTTGCCCGCAGCGCGGCCCATGCGGTTCAAAACCAGTTTGGCGGTCACATTGCCCGCGCTCAATCTCTCCTTGCCCAGTATGGTCAGGGCGGCGGTGATGGTGATCAAGGTCAGCGTGACCCGGTGCTTGCTCGCATTCAGCCCAGCCAGTTGCAGGCGTTGCAGGCAGATGCTCGCGACGCCGTTACAGAGGCGCGTCGCGTGTCGGAATATGACGCGACCGTTTTTGAACAGACTGTGCAGGATAATCTTGCAAGTATCCGAGAAACGGGCAGGCCCATTGAAGGGCTGAACGATGAGGATGTGCTGCGCGCCTTGGGCGAAGAAGAATTTGCGGTGTATGAGCGCGAGCGCCAGGGAGCTATGCTCTATCACCGCGCCACCGATGGCATGGAGAGTCTACCAACGGGCGAGATAGAGGCGCGCGTTGACAGCGTGCGCGCTGAACCAGGCACGCCCGGCTTTGAGTTGGCGGAGACTGTGCGCAGTGAGGTGCAGGAGTACGCCGATACACTTCGCGCTGAGCGTTTGGAGGATCCTGCGTCTGCTGTTCGCCGCATTCCTGAGATGCGTGAGGCTGAAGAAAACCTTGATCTTGCTGATGCGGCCAGTGTTTCGGCCTTCATCACTGAAAACCTGCGCTGGCAGTCCGTTCTAGGCATTCCATTTGAATCGCGTGCGCCCATCCCTCGTGCGTGGGCGCGCACTTTGGCTGATGACATCTTGGAGCTTCAGTTTAACGCGCAGCGCTCCAACAGGCGTCCGGCGGACGCCATGCAATCATCGATTAACAGCATTCGCGCGGTTTTTGGTGATCAACATTCTGAGGCCGTGACCATGATGGCGCTGAGCCAAATGACCGGTTCGGACGATTTGGCCAACATTGCGATGAGCCTGTTCCGACAGGTGCGGCGTGGCGATCGTGTGGCACCAGCAACAACCACTCAAGCGGAAGATGCCATTGATATGACCACCATCAACCAAGGCTTGGAGCCTTTGGACATGGGGGTCATGCCATGAGCGATCCACGCATTCAGCAGTTGACGCAGCGCTTTCGCGAGGAACTGCGCGGCAGCGTGGCCAGTATGATGACGCCCGAAGGAGCCAATGCGCTCCAAGGCGGCGAGGGCGCCGGCATTGATGTGCTAGATGCGTCTGAGCAACGCCGAGTGCCAACAATTGAATCGCGTCTGAGTGATGCGTTTCGTGTTGAGCGCGAAGCTATGCTTGCGGCACCGCCACCCGCTGCACCAGCCATGCCGGAAGACGATGGCTTTCGTATGCCTTCGGTCGTGAGCGATGTGGGTGAGGGGCTTCTGAACACGCTCATCAATATCCCGCGTGGTGTGGCCACCACTGTTTCCACCACAATGACTGGTGCCGCGCTCGTGCCGAGTGAGGTCGAGGGTGCGCGATACGAGCGCTTTATTGATCAGCTTCGTCGTGTGCCCGAAATGGATGAGCGGGAACTTCGGCTTTTGCAAAGCCGCATTGATGCTCTGGAATATGCAGACGGTGGAGCTCAACACCAAGTGCAGTCGGTTTTTGATCAAATCCGCAATGGCACGCTTGATGCCAGCGAAGCTGATTTTGAAACGCTCTTTGCAAACGTGCCATCCTTCCAGCAGCTTGCCCTCATTCAAAACGCGCAAGAACTAAACCAATGGGCTGAGCAGATCTTTGCGCCGCGCCCCGGATGGGAAGACCACTACACCACGCAGCTTGGTCAAGGCTTGGGCTCTGCTGTGGCGTTCATGTCCACGATGCTTCTTCCCGGCGGTGCTGTAACGCGAGTTACTGCCGGTGGTGCAGCCGGTGTTCTGGCAGCGAAAGGTGAGGCCGCAGAACGGGCTTTGCAAGAAGGCGCGACCGAGATGGAGGTTCTGCAAGCGGTTGGGCTTGCTGCTATCCCCGGCATGACCGAGATGGTGCCGTTTGAATACCTTGTTCGTATGCCCGTTTTGCGTGGGGCATTTCTTGGCGCACTGGCCGAGGCTGGTAAGCAGGGCTTGCTGGAAGGCGGGCAGGAAGTCCTCCAAGAAGTGATGCAAAATGCCATTGAGCGTATGGTCTACAACGAGGATCAGGATTTGCTCGAAGGAGCTGTGACATCGGCTCAAACTGGCGCCGGTGTTGGTGTGACGCTGGCGCTGATGAAGCAGTTCATCGGCGGGTTGATTGGTGCTCGGCTTCGAGAGCCCGCGCAGGTGCGGATGGGAGGTGAAACTGTCACGATTGAACCTGCCAACCAGAGCGAGCCCGGCAGCCCTAATGAGCGGGTCGCTCAAACCTTTGAGCAGGTTCAAAGCCAAGCGACGACGAGTGAACGTGTTGATCAGGCTTTTGATGACGTTCAGCGCGCTACCCCGCCACAGGCTGAGACGGTCACAACGCCAAGCGGGTCGTTCTCGACAGAAGTGCAATATGAGGTCGTGGAAGCGTCTGACCTAGTTGCCGCCACCGGTGACTTGCAGCCCCGCGACCGTGAAGATCGGGCCGGAAGCGATTTGCAGGTACAGCGCATCGCGCAAAACCTCGATCCCGCCCGCCTGGCGTCGAGCACCGAGACAGACCGTGGCGCACCCATTGTGGATGGTGATGGAGTTGTGCTCTCCGGTAATGGGCGCACCGCGGCGATCCGCGAAGCCTATGCGAGCGATGGCGAGCGTGCGCAGGCCTATCGCGATTATCTGAGTGAGCTTGGGTTCTCGACAGACGGCATGGTGCAGCCGGTTCTTATTCGGCGTGCGCCATCCTTGTCGCAAGATGAGCGTCTGCTGCTTGCTCGCGACTCCAATTTTGATGACAAATTGGCCATGTCGCTGTCTGAACAGGCCATGGCCGATCAGGCGCTAATCTCTGCTGACATGCTCGGTCAGATCGATCAGGACATTGAGGCTGGGCTTGCTGCCATGGGCAATCGCGAGTTTATCCGCTCGTTCCTTGCCGGACTTACGCCAGAGCAGCAGGCATCGTTTCTGAATGCTGATGGCGAGGTGACGCCGGCAGGTACGCGCCGGGTT